GAATAACTATAAGAAGATTTAGTTGTAAAACCATTATTGTTAAAAGTTACAGCACCCGAACTAGAGTCTATTGCTAAATGGTGTTCTGCCGTAATGTTAAAAGAGTACGTATCTCCTCCTGTACCATCCCACAAGAAACCTGTTCTGCCTACCGCATTATTAGTAATATCAAATCTAATAGTAAACAGACTATAAGGATAAGATGTTACAGTAGACCCGTTATCTTTAGGCAAAGTGGAAGTACTTTCAAGATAGTCTGCTCGGAATTTCTTGTTGTACCCGGACTGAGAAGTATCGTTAATAATAGCAGACGTATTAGCGATATTTGCGGCATCGAAATGCGTAGTAAGAGTACTATAGCCTATCTTACTCGTATCAAAATATAAGTCAAATAATATATTGTTAGTACCCGTAAATCCTGAGTATGGGTTAATATCTATATCAACATCGACATAGCTTCTATCTGCTGCCCATGTTAGGCTACCTATATAAATATCGAAATTGGGGCTACTAGGAGCTGATCCTGTATATTGACCTGTTGTATCATTCTCGGTCTGAGCTGCATATCCTGAAGTATTATCTACCAATCTCCAAGTACTGTGAATATTATTATCTACTTCAAAAGATTTTTGTACGGTCTTATTCTCTATCCATTCTACACTATTTTGCAGTTCTGCCGACACACTAAACAAACAATCTAAAGAAGTGTTGTCTACACTAGCTTCAAGATGGTCTGTAAATACTTGATGAGTTTTTGTGCTTGATCTAGTTAAGGAATTAAAAGCGGAGGTGCGTTTTGCTCCCTCTATACTGCCATATCGTTTTAACTGCGACCCTTGTGCTTGTATTTGCAGTCTTAAAGGCTTATCTCTTTCTATTAAAAAAGAACCGCTTTTTACAACACACTTATTTATGTAGTATAGGTCGTTTGGCATCTGAATGTATAGATCAAACTGTTTCAAATCATTATTTGAGTTTAGTTCTCGTAAACATTCATATACAGGTGCAAAATCATCTTCTTCATATATAGGCAGCGTAAAAGAAATGTCTGCCGGATTTGCTTTCTTAATATTTGACGCTTCAAAAAACTTAGTAGGTTCATGTAGCGTTTTTTGAGAGTAAGTATTATCAGTAAAAGTTTGATTAAACTGTAAATTACTCTCAACATCTAGTAATATAGGTACGCCGTGGTTATTCCTGTCTAATACTACTTGATCACTATAAACCCTTAAAGGTGAAGTTATAGTTCCACTCCAAGGGGTATAAAAATCTGCTTCAACTGCAGGAGCTCTTCCTGCTATAGAGTCTAGTCCTTTTCCCCAAGATCCTATATTACCTCCAGTCCATTTATTGGAAGCAAAGGCACTTTTATCTGAAGTAACTTCATTAAAAACAGGTCTATTATCTATCCATAGTTTTACTGTACCATTCGTAGGGTGAAACTCCCAAGCAACTGTATGAGACTGATTATCAAATTCAGGTATATTACTTATTAAAGTTTTTGCAACTACACAATTACTGTTTGTGTTAATATCGGTATTTGAGTTACCACCTCCTGCCCTAGCATAAAAGAATTTTTGCCCATTTTCAGTAACTACCCCTATCCAGCACCCAGCGCCTGTACCACCATGCTCGAACAGACATTCATTGGTATTAGAAAAGCTAGAAGGTAATACCGCTTCTCCTGCCATTAGAGTTGGTAGTATGGCTTGGGAAGAATGAAAGCCACTTCCTGCTCCTGTATAAATTGTTGCAAGGTGAGCCTGACTTGAAGTTAGCGTTAAGCCTTCCTCTACACCTGTTTCGGAGATAGGCACAAACCAAACTTTTGCTTCTTTTAAAAAATTGTAATTAGCCATAATTCTCCGAGTAATAAAAAGGGGTCTGAAAAAGACCCCTTCTTAACTTTTTCCTATTCCATATTATAGTCCAAGAGACCACAAATGTCAAGAAATATTTTTTACTATCTATATTATTACAAAGTCTTACCTAAGTATTTGACAAGTACTTCGTCAGTAGAGTCGATATCGGTACCAAGTGCGTGGAAATTAACTTCTAATGAAATTACATCTTCAATAGAATGACTTGGAACTTCTAAGTGGCAAGAAGGCATATCAAAAATCAAATTCGGAGCAGCTGCACCACCAATCTTAAACTCAAGATCAAAATCGTGTGTAACTGTACTCTTATCTTCCACTAACGCTTCAAATAAATCCATGCTACTATTAGAAGTACTGGATAAATAGCAGGTAAAACTACCTGAAACTGAACGAGTGCCTGTTACATGAGATAGTGGAGTGTTTACAACACCTAGAGTTTCAGGGGTAAGGAATGTCATGTTATTAGAGATTGTAATATTACCACCTGTAAGAGTTAACGTTTGTGCTTGACCCGACGCATTTGAAGCTACAAGCTCAGTTAAACGATTACGAATAAAGTTATTGGTTTGTGTAGCTAGAGTACCTTCAACTACAGCAGCTGTAGTTGTAAGATCCGTTGCTTCGATAAGCTCAGCACCTTGACCTGACCAGTTAAGAGTAGTAATTCCATCAATATCAAAATCTACACCTACTTCATTTACACAGCAGTTAGAAATTTTGTACGTTACTTCGCCGCCGTTGTTTCCAGCAGTTTTACCAAGTACAAAATAAATGTTTGCAATACCAAGAGTAGTTACATTTGAATTAGCAAAACTAATTGAAGTACCTGCTCCTGCATTACCATTAGTAATATTATTAAATGTGTGAGAGGCGTATGATGCATCTCCTACCATCATTGCCCACAATACTTCTTCTACTGCGTGAGTGTTTGCTGCATCATCTGCGTCGCCTGTACCTCCGCCGCCTCCGGATATGAAAGGACGTGCATAAGTAGAGAAACTCCACTCTGCTGGAGCAAGAGAGTCGTTAAACATCTTGCGACCGCGTCGGCTTACATTTGAGCCTGCGGACATTTCGTTCAAAGTTATTTCTGAACTATTTGTTGCTTGAGAAAACGAAAACCCATCAAGAACAGGAATCTCAAAAAGAGCTTGTTCTGTTGTCCCGTCAGCCGCCAAAGGGGCTACATAGACTTTCGTATCTCTACTAAAAAACATTGTATCTGCCATAGTATTTCTCCTATGTTATCTTGAAAAGACAAGGACGTGAACTTTTGTTCGTGCCTGTATTTTCTAGTATCGAACCTCTATAGATATTTCACCAACACCTAAAGGTTCAAGTACACCTTCATCAGTATCTACACTAATGATTGTGATTTGTTGAGTGTACTGAGTCGCATTATTACGATCCTTGTACTCTAGTTTTGAGTTCTCTTCCAGTACAGTCTCTACATCTTCTAATAACTCGTCTAAAGCGAGTACAGAATCTTCATCTTGCACATAGCAACGAAGAGTTACTGAAAGAAATCTATCTTTATACCCTCCACCCTGATATTCGCGGGTTTCAGATCCGGCATTTAGGTGAACTGCAGGAAATTCCTCCACCTCATCCCAAAATTTAAGTCTAGGAGATACATTTTGCGCAAGATCTGTAAGATAAGTTCCTGTGCCGTTTATATCCTTTAACTTTTCAGCAAGAGCATTTACAATACCCAAGCGTCTAGTTGTATAATCTCTTGCTGCCATTAAGTTCTCCTAGTGTAGAATCTACCTATTGCAAACTGTGTTGCTAATTCTCGAATAGATCTATCAATTAATGTTCTTGGGTCTCTTTCAGGAGTTGCCCATCTTGCATCTCCTGCACCCATTTCAAATACTTCGTAAGGATTCTTTTGGTAAGTGTACCCTACGCTTGGGAAGCCTTTAGGAGTTTGTACAATATCTGTTACTCTTACACTCTCCGAAAATCTACCTGTTCTATTTACTAATCCTGGTGCTACCATGTTTTTTCTTATAGTATCGGGAAGTTGTTTATTCAACATCCCAATCATTTGTAAAGGATTAAAATCCATGGAACTTGCTTTTACTCTTCTACGAGGTTTTTTCTTCTTTGGCTTTGCAGTAAGATTAGTTATTTTTAACTTTTTTGCCTTACTTTTAACTGGTGTTTTAGAACCATGTTTAACTTTAGTTTTTACTTTAACTCTAGTATTTTTTACCTTTTTAAAAGGATCAGTTGCTGCTTTTAATATTTTCTTTTTCTGTATATCAGTAAAACTATCTGAGCCTGGAGCATCAAGAAGAAAGTTAGCATCTGAATTTACTATTTTTACTAAGTCGTCTACCATATTAGTAAACTCTTTCTTTTCTTGTTTAGATATACGACCTTCTGCAAGATTCCCTAATTTTGGTCCGATGTGAATATTCATCTGACTAGTTTTAGTATTTCTTATTATAGTGATTTCGGGCATCATAGCCTCTAACCAATCTCTTGCTTCTTGAAAGCTAATATCAGGAATATCTAGTATAGACTCTGATATAGCGTCTCTTACTAGAGACTCAGCCACACCTTCATTCTGACCATGTTCCACATGAAAATAATCTGCTGATTTAGATCCCGTACCTCGGCCAGTTACTTTAATAGAAGCCTTATTTACTTTTTCTGCTAAAACATTTAAGTGTTTTCGTGAAGCAATTGCAGCTTGTCTATATACATTTCTTAGCCTGCCACTGTTTGTTTTTGTAGCGTAAAACACTGCTCCTATACCATCTGGTCTTTCGAATGTAATATATACTTTTGCTACTGTAGCACCTCTTGCTAAGGTATGAAGCTCCTTCTTTATAGCCTCTATAGCAGCATTAATATCTGGGTCTACAATATTTAAAATTTCTCTAATACGAGTATCTGAGTTTGTTTTAAACTTACTACTTACAGTTTGTTCTATTCCCTGTTTTAGTTTATGTTTTTGCACACTAAAATGGTGGGTTTGCTTATCTGCTGTTTTTTGTCTGTAATGTTTAGACTCCCTCAAAAGTTTCTTTTGTAGAGTTGTTAGAAACTTCTGCTGGCCTTGTCTACTCATTAGAAGTTCTTATAAAGATCTAATACCCTTTTTATATGGTCAGGGAACGCAACGTTGTTTCTCTGACTTGAAGAGCTTTGATTCTGTATGCTCGCACCCGCAATGGTTTGACGTGCTTTGTGCTCGTCTTTATGATAGTATGTAATTAAATCAATAACTGCTAGTTTTAAATCTGCAGGTATTGTTGCATAGCCTGCTTTATAAACAACTTTTACTGCACCAGGACCTTTTGGCCAGGCTTTATTCATTCTATAAATACAATCTAACTCTGTATCAACATAGTAGTCTACATCCTGAGTAAGAGTAGTATAAGAACTAGTAATGTTATCTCTTTCTGACACTACTGGCTTATTCCCTTCTGACATAACTACAGGGCCTTCTGCAAGTTGTACAAATGATTCATTATAATTAATATTAAACATTTCTGTTTTTGCACTTGTATAGTAGTCTACAAAAGTAGCGTTACAATAAGTTTTTACTAATTGACTTACAGAAGTAATTAACAGCTCGAGTTTAGCATCATCTTTAGTAGCCTGAATGCCTTCTGCTGTTTTATAGGTTGAAAGTGCTATTAAATCTGTCATATTCTATAAGTCCATTAGTAAAAACTTGGGGGAGGCGAACCTCCCCGAAGTTTAAAAGTAAAAGTATTACTATTAGCCTGCCGCGTCGTAAATTACGTGTACCGCAGGGTTGTTGTTAGCGTAACCTGCAACTAGCTCAGCAAAACCAATTGACTGACTTGCAACAAGATCAGTGCGTTGGTTAGTAACTGAGTAATCAGATTCAATACTAACACCACGTAGACGTGGGATAACATAGTTGGCAGTATTAACTAACTGGAATACAGTTGTGTTATTTCCTCGAGTAATGAGGTCAGAAACAATAACTTGAATACCATAGATTGAACCTACTAAACCAGATGTTTTAGTAGATAGGCTACCTACCTGAGAAATATCAGCAAAAGCAGAGTCTTGCATTAATTCCATATAACCTGCCGGGCTAACAATCAATGCTAGATCGTCAGAGTTAAGACCGTATTTACCCATTACTGAACGAGCTTTTACAACTTCCAAAGAAGTGAGAATCTCACCAGCAGTATCGTGAGAGAAGTCAGTTACAGCAAGTCCGCCAAGTGCAGAAGCATCAGTAGATAGACCAACACCTTGGTCAGTACCGTTAACACCAACTAAACCACTAATAGCAGGAGATGAGTTACCGAATAGGCACATTTTGTCTTTAGCACGTGCGTGAGCGCGAGCCATAGCATTTTGAAGCATTGGAAGAAGAGACACAAGAGTCTTTTCATCAGTATCGTTGCTCAAGTTTGTGCTTGAGATTAAACGATGTGGCTTCAAGATTACTTGACCTACATTATAGGCATTACCAGTAGCAGCAGTACCATTAGTATTGTCTTCTAAGTTACCTGCAGGAGCAGAAGCGGCAAATGTAGCTGCTTCAGCATCTGGATTAATAGGAAGAACAGTAGCACCACCATTTACAGCGATTTCACGGAAAAGACCAGCTACTTTTTGCTCTAGCTTAACTTCTTCTTCGAACTGAGTAGCAACAGTAGTATCTAGAGAGATAGTTACGTTACCAGTAGCAGTTACAGCTGCGCCGGCTTTTTCCATAAGTTCACGACCGTAGTCAGTGTCCATACCTTTACCAGTAACTTTACCAAGAATATGAGCGCCTAAGAACTCTTTGGCAAAATCTGATACTTCAGCACCTTTACGGCCTGAGAAGTCACGCTTGCTGTTACGCATAGCTTCTAGTTCAGCACCTTTCTCTTCAAGGTCGGCTTGATATTTAGCTACGATTGCAGCATGGTCAGCATTTTTAGCTTCAAACTCTTTTTCAAGGTCTGACTGAAGTTTTTCAACGCCAGTTTCGATGCCAGTTTGGATTGAGCTCTTGATGCTATTAGCTTCTAGAGCTTGTGCGTCAGCGGCTTCTTGAGCAGCTTTAGCTTCCGCTTGTTCAGCGGCTTTTGTTTCGGCTTGTTTCATTGCAATTTTAGCAGCAGTTTCATCAGCTACTTGCTTAGCGAATGCTTCCAAGTCGATTGAGGAAGTATTATTTTCCATTTTGATCTCCTGATCTGTGGATTTCTCCACGCTTTGCGGTGTGTCACTAGCTATATTTGAAGAAGTATCTTCGTCCTTAGCCAGAGACTGACCGGCTAGATCTACACGATTGGTGAAAGTTTTCTTAAATTCATTGTACTCATCTTCTGAGTCAAATGATTTCGCGAGCGAAAAAGTAGCTGCTTGATTGCATGGTACCGAAACAACCGATACTTCAAACAACTCAGCATCCTTAATCATTAATCCGTCAGTTTCCTTGATGTAATCAGCATCCTTGACTTTGAAACCGACGGAAAAGGCTCCAAGGACACCGTCTTTAACTAGTTCGCAGACTGCTGCTGGCGCAGATTTACTAATCTTTGCTTCAAGCTCTAGTCCGCTATCAGTTACTTTAACTCCTGTAGCACGACCAATAGGTTTATCATAGTCGTGGTTAAATAAAATTACAGGATTATTTTTGAAATTTTCTAAACCACCTTTGCCCCAAGCTTCAGCTGCAATTACATCTCCTGCTCGGTCAGAGTGATTAGTACTCGCCATACCTCGAATCATAACGCTGCCATCATCATTTTCATGAGACTTAAACGTAGAGGCCATATGTAGTATTTTTTCCATATTATTTCTCTGTAGTACTTGCCCTGAGTGATTCTAAAGGGTCTTGTTTTACGGGCTCAGACTCAACTTGTGGTTGTGCTAAGTCCCAGTATTCTGGGTGCTTCTCTTTGAAAAGATCTAACATTTTTTGATAGCTACCTATTGTAAGTACCATATATTTATCGTTTACAGGCTTTTTACCATCTCTCTTAAAACGTGCATAGGACTTTGGTAGCCCGTGTTCTGCAAAATATTTAGCTAGTTTCTCTAAATTAATTTTATTATACATCTTCCTCTTCCTGTGGCGGTCTTCCGCCTTCGTCTGGATTTACTGCGGAGCCTGCAATATTTGCAGGTACTCGTATGTCTTCTGCCTCTTCCCGAGTATCATAACCTAAAGCTTCTCGAGCTTCATTAGGGCTAATAATTCCTCCATTAACTAGAGACGTATAGTATGCTGCACTATCTCTGAGTTCAGGCTGTAAGGCAGGTACGTTTGTTACGTCTTCTACAACTTCAAAACCAAAGAAACGAGAAAATCCTGAGTTTAGTTTCGTAATTATAGGTAGTACTGTTTCAAGATAATACAATCTCATATTCGGACGAATATTTGCATTGTTACCTGAGTCTAAAAGAATAGGAGGTACTCCAATTGCTTTTAATATAATTTTTTCATTTTCAGATATAGATGCTTGAAAGTCTAAATCTTTAAAACTTACATTTGAGATTTTGTCTAACTCAATACCACCATCTAGTATAAGAGGTCTTCTACCTCCGGTATCTGGTCTGTAGCGATTTTGCCAAGATACCATCATACGTTCTTTAATTTTATCGGATAAAGTATTTGGTGACTTTAGTACTAAACCAGGAACTGCGCCATTTCTAAAAAAGTTATCTTGAAAATCTCTCATTCTAGTAATTAACTGCATAGTTCTTACTGCAGGCTTAAGTCTAGATACACCTCTGTAGACGTCATAAAAAGAATTATCTTTTATATGAATAACCTCAGAGGGATTGTATATTATATCATTATAAGTAAACTTTTCAATGTAAGTTTTTGGGTCTCCATGTATAGTTACCTTATCTGCCGGTAAATGATATAAGTGAGCTCCATCAAAGTATATGAAAATATTGCCGTCTAATAAAAAATCAGTAATCAAATTACGTCTAAAAGTATTAATATCTTGAAAAGGGTTAGGCTCTGTAGTTAGCAAATTTTCAACTTTTGCTCTTTTAACACCTTGTACTATCCCTCTGTGGGAGATAGGCTTAACAGTAGTGGCTACACCTGCTGTATCATCTACAACTATGTTTACAGCTCTGTTTACAATTTCTAAATTTTCATAATAGTGTTCGTAGTTAGTAGTGTATTCACGTGAAGATTCTATATTATTACCTACATACTGCTGTCCCGGATTTAATTTCTCTTCCGTATCGACAGGTTTTTTAGTAAAAGGATTATACCAAGCCATGTTTTTCTCTTTGAATCTTTACCCAACGCATCTGCTTTGTAGCTGTAGTCAGTGCTGGATCTTTACCGTAAATTGAATGAAGTTTCAAATGATGAGTATGACACAAAGTAGCTGTGTGATCATAGAGCTCAACATGATGCTCTTCTATAAAATCATCCCGAAGTGCTTGAATGTACTCGGGATTATGATTGTTATCTTTTATCCATTTGTTTAACAATGGTGTGAGACTGTAAAAGTGGTGAAAGTCTAACTGCTCTGTTGCACCACAAATCTCGCAAGAGGAACCCTTCTCATACTTGGACTTTGCCTTATCTCGTACATACTTTACAATGTCACGTTTTAACTTAGGCATTTTCCTCTGGTTCCTTTATTTTTCATTTAAAGAATTATATCTAGTTTAAGCTAACTTGTCAATAACTATTTTTGAGCTGGTATCATTAGAAGGATACATTTGA